GTTGAACCTCAATTACAACGTTTCCATTCCTATAGACAAATCTTTCCGGGATAGCAGAAATAAAATATGATACCAAAATATTTTTAGGTATCTCCAGCTTCACGGGGATCTGTCCGACAGTCTGAGACGTAGTCCAATTGTAGTTTGACACCCAGGTTTTCCTTTGCACCATGTCGCTTGCGCTCCACCGTTGCTCAGAAATAGCCGAGTGTGTCAATCGTGTTTTTCGTACGGCCGAGTTTAGTACTCCGACTTCAGCAGTTGTTTCTTGCTGAGAGCCAGTAATAATACCTTTATCTCGTTCGACGGATTCAAAGTTATTGGTAGCAGATTCAAGATGCACAATTTGTGGTTTATTCATAGTGGCGTCCAGGGCCATTCGGTCTCCGGATTTACTAAGATCCAGGGTAGGTTGTCCGGTCCTATTCCCAGAAATGCAATCAAAAATTGTGGCTCGTTGTAGGGTAACTTGCGCGTTCCCCGAAGAACTAGGCGGTGACGAGCTTTCCACCTTTCGCGGTTCCAAAACAATAGTACGACACAAGAAATTTTTCCGAAATCTAGAATCATAATAATCATAGTCTTGGAGATTCTTCTTCATCTTCTTGGGAAGAGCGTTCTGTATCTTTTCAAGATGCTTATCAAATATTTTCTTGCCATAGAAATAGCAATACGATAATGAAGCATCAATATTGACAAAGAAACACTCCTCTTCCGAAAGATGATCCGAACGTCGAATCCAATTCGTCAACTCAGTGATGGTAGTCCAATCCATCAAAGGAAAGTATATATCAAAGTCAACTGGTCGAAAACCACGTTTAAGAAACGTCAAATTTAAAAGATCTTCTGTTGCTGAAGCTTTATTCTTATCACTCGAGGATGTATAGGTTACCCCACATTCACCAAGAGCTTTAGAAACAGTATCAGCATTAAACCAATCAATCACCTCTGGCGTTGAAGAAAGAATATTATCATCTCCATAAATCACATCAACTACATTTTCATCATATAATACAAGAGAATTGTACATTTCTGGTGCTAATGATAGCCAAACATAACGAAGATAATAAGCATTAACAAAAGTATTCAAAATAGAAGTAAATGGATTTCCCGAGGGATTTCCAACATGAGTCATATATACAAAATCCACAGCCACTTGCATGGTGTGAATAAGTTCTTCAAAAATCACTCTTCTGGCTAATTGATATTCCAAACCGTCGTTATACCATCGATTTATAACCTCGCAAACTTCGTGCATCACTTGTGGTGATAACGTTCCATCCCACGAAGAATAATCTCCAGCAAAACCAACGGAATTCATACTCCGTAATTTTCTAAACAACTGAGTCCATTCAATACTTTCGGCATTAATGCCTACGGCACTAAAAGTCCGCAATCGCGTCGAATAAAACATTGCATTAAAAGCC